GAAATAGGTGGTATACCAAACTCTAGTGAAGACATAAAACAAGCTCATGCAGCTGCTATTGAAATGTACATACAAGACCATGTAGGCATGAAGCATGATGGTACATTTGGTAATGTTTATTTTAATAGATTATTAAATGACTGGGCTAAGTTTGATATAAATAAAAGAACAAAGTTTGATGCTACAATAAGTAGTGGGTTAGCTATAATGGCTTGTAATAGACATTTGTATGCGCCAAACGTTAAAATTGAAAAACCAAAATTAAATATACATATTTCTAAGTTTTCAAATAATGGAAATATGTCTAAAATAATCAAAGAATAAATATGGCATATTCTAATAAAAGTTATTTTCCTAGCCAAGTTGTAAGTGATGCTGAAAAGTTAAGTTATGATTATGGTTTAAAAGTTGCTAAAGCTATAGAGGCAGAGTGGTTTAACAGTGATACTAGTACAAATAGATATATGAATACTCGTAATGAGTTTCATAAATTAAGACTTTATGCTAGAGGTGAGCAGTCGATACAAAAATATAAAGATGAATTATCTATTAATGGTGATTTATCTTATTTAAATTTAGACTGGACGCCAGTACCTATAATAGCAAAGTTTGTAGATATAGTTGTAAATGGTATCGCTGAAAGAACATATGATATAAAAGCTTATTCTCAAGATCCACATGGTATTGCTAAAAGAACAGAATACATGGAATCAATAATGAGAGACATGCAAACCAAAGAGTTTAATGATACGGCTATGCAAACTATGAATATGAATCTTTATGAAAACGATAAAGAAACGTTACCAGAGTCTCAAGAAGAGCTAGATCTACATATGCAGCTTAGTTACAAACAAGCTGTTGAGTTAGCTGAAGAACAAGCTTTAAAAGTTTTAATGGAGGGTAATAAATACGAATTAACTAAAAAACGTTTTTATCATGATTTAACTGTATTAGGTATAGGCGCTGCTAAAACTAACTTTACAACTTCTGAAGGTGTAACTATAGATTATGTTGATCCAGCTGATTTAGTTTATTCATATACAGACTCTCCATATTTTGATGATATATATTATGTTGGTGAAGTTAAATCAATACCTGTTAACGAGCTTGCTAAACAGTTTCCTCATTTAGAACACGAAGATCTTGAAGACATAATGAATAACAAAAATTATAATAGAAATAATTATAATACTCGTTACGACAAAAAGAAAGAAGACAGTAATACAATACAAGTTTTATATTTTAATTATAAAACTTATATGAATGAAGTGTATAAAATAAAAGAAACAGGTACTGGTGCAGATAAAATAATACCTAAAGACGATCAGTTTGATCCGCCAGAAAATATGGAAGGTGGTTTTGGTAAACTATTAAGATCTATAGAAACTCTTTATGAAGGTGCTTTAATATTAGGTACTAATAAATTACTTAAATGGGAAATGTCTAAAAATATGATGAGACCTAAAAGTGATTTTACTAAAGTTAAAATGAACTACAGTATCGTAGCGCCACGTATGTATGAAGGTAAAATTGATTCATTAGTTAATCGTATAACTGGTTTTGCTGATATGATACAGCTTACGCATTTAAAACTACAACAAGTAATGTCGCGTATGGTACCAGATGGTGTTTATTTAGATGCTGATGGTTTAGCTGAAATAGATTTAGGTAATGGTACAAACTATAATCCGCAAGAAGCTTTAAACATGTTCTTTCAAACAGGTAGTGTTATTGGTAGATCGTTTACGCAAGATGGCGACATGAATCCTGGTAAAGTACCAATACAAGAAATAACTAGTGGTAGCGGTGGAAATAAAATGCAAGTTTTGATAGCAAATTATAATTACTACTTGCAAATGATTAGAGATGTAACAGGTTTAAATGAAGCTAGAGATGGTAGTATGCCAGATAAAAACGCTTTAGTTGGTGTTCAAAAGCTAGCTGCTGCTAACAGTAACACGGCTACAAGACATATATTACAAGCTGGTTTATTTATAACTTCAGAAATAGCAGAGTGCTTATCACTTAGAATATCTGATATTATAGAATATTCACCAACAAAAGAAGCTTTTATACAAGCTATAGGTGCACACAACGTTGCAACGCTTGAAGAAATGTCAAGTTTACACTTATATGACTTTGGTATATTTTTAGAATTATCACCAGATGAAGAAGAAAAACAAATGCTTGAGAATAATATTCAAATGGCATTACAACAACAAAACATAGAACTAGAAGATGCTATTGATCTTAGAGAAATAAAAAGTGTTAAGCTAGCAAATCAGTTATTAAAAATAAGAAGAAAAAAGAAAATAGCTAGAGATCAAGCTATGCAACAGCAAAACATACAAGCTCAAGCGCAAGCTAATGGCCAAACCCAACAAATGGCTGCTCAAGCAGAAATAGAAAAGAATCAAGCTAAAGTTCAAGCAGAAGCTCAAGTTGAACAAATGAAAGCTCAAATTGAAGCACAAAAAATGCAACAAGAAGTTGAATATAAAAAAGAGCTAATGATGTTAGAGTTTGAAATGAATATGCAGCTTAAAGGTTTAGAAGTAAACGGTAAAAAATCATTAGAAAAAGAAAAAGAAGATCGTAAAGATCAAAGAACAAAAATTCAAGCAACTCAACAAAGCGAGTTAATTGATCAAAGAAAAACAGGTAAACCACCTAAAAACTTTGAGTCTTCAGGTAATGATATACTAGGAGGCGGATTTGATTTAGGTGTGTTTGATCCTAAGTAAACTTATTAATTATTATTATATTATATTATGGAAGAAAAAAATGAAAAAGTAGTTGAAGAAACTACACAAGAAATAACTGAACAAGTTGATGAAAGTAAATTTATGTCAGCTGATGATCCAGATGTTATAAAAATAGATTTAGATAAACCAATAAACCAAGAAAAAAATGAAACTAAAGAAGATAACGCTGACAACAGCGGAGTGGTTGCAGAGCCTGAAAATGCCGAGTCCACACAAGAACAAAAAGAAATACAACCGGAAGCTGAAGCACAAAAAGAAACAACAGTATTAGAAGAAGTGACTGAAGATGCTGTTGAAGAGCAAGTAGCAGAAGTAGAAGAAAAAGTAGAAGAAGCTATAGCCGAAGCAGAAGCAACAGGTAAACCACTACCAGAAAACATACAAAAGTTAGTAGACTTTATGGAAGATACTGGTGGTGATATAAACGATTACGTAAAGCTTAATCAAGATTATAGTAAGTTAGATGATAACGATGTTGTATTTGAATATTATAAGCAAACAAAACCTCATTTAACTAACGATGAAATAAACTTTTTAATGGAAGATACTTTTAAAGTAAACGAAGAAGAAGATACTGATAGAGAAATACGAAGAAAAAAACTAGCATTTAAAGAGCAAGTTGCCAGTGCTAGAAGCCACTTGGACGGGCAAAAGTCCAAATACTATGAAGAAATCAAAGCTGGGTCAAAGTTGACTCCGGAACAACAAAAAGCTTGGGATTTTTTTAATAGATATAACAAAGAATCTGAAGAACAACAAAAAACTTTAGAGGCAACAAAATCTAATTTTTTAAATAAAACAAATCAAGTTTTTAACAATAAATTTAAAGGCTTTGAATATAGTGTTGGAGATAAAAAATATAGATTTAACGTTAAAGATGTAGACAAAGTAAAGAGCAGTCAAGATGATATTGGTAAATTCATAGGAAAGTTTCTTGATGAAAACAATCAAATGTCAGACGCGGCTGGATATCATAAAGCTTTGTATACAGCTATGAACGCAGATGCTATTGCTAAGCATTTTTATGAGCAAGGTAAAGCTGATGCTATGAAAACAAGTGTTGCTAAAGCTAAAAATGTTAATATGGAACCACGACAAGCTCATGGTGAAGTTAATATTGGAGGTACAAAAGTAAAAGTTTTAGGTAGTAATTCTTCTGATTTTAAATTTAAAATTAAAAACAATAAGTTTAAAAAATAACAATTTAAAAATTATTAATTATGGCAATTACAAATGGAGGTATTTTAAATAGTGTTCCTGCTACTGGGCAGCTAACACTTTCCTCAAATTATTTAGATCTTGCGTCAACTGCTAATCAAGGTTGGGCGCAACAATACGTGCCAGACTTGATGGAAAAAGAAGCTGAGGTTTTTGGACCTCGTACAATTTCTGGTTTTCTTGCTCAAGTTGGTGCTGAAGAGCCAATGACTGCTGATCAAGTCGTTTGGTCTGAACAATCAAGATTACACTTGTCTTATACTGGTGTGGTAACTACTAAAGCTGGTGGTACTGTGGTATCTGGTGGTCTTATAGAGATACAAAAAGATATTGATGGTAACGATATAGGTACTAATCATGGTATTAGAGTAAATGATACTGTTATTATTGCTGGTAGCGCTGGTGTAGTAAAATGTTTAGTAACAGAAGCTATTAGAGGTAGCGACGCGGTAGAAGTAGCACCTTATGGTACTGCTTCGTTAGACAGCGCTGGTTTTAGTGATAGTGATGCAATTACTGTATTTGTTTATGGTTCTGAGTTTCAAAAAGCTACTGGTTACTCACCAGCAACTGATGTTGCAACTGCTGGAGCTACTTTAAACTCTAGAACTGCTAATGAGCCTAGCTTCAAATCTTTTACTAACAAACCAATTATAATGAAAGATTACTACGAAGTATCAGGTTCTGATGCGTCTAGAATTGGTTGGGTTGAAGTGTCTACAGAAAGTGGTCAATCAGGTTACTTATGGTACTTAAAAGCTGAAGCTGATACTAGAGCTCGTTTTACTGACTATATTGAAATGGCAATGTTGGAAAGTGAAGTTGGTGGTATAGCTGATGATGGATCTGTTTCTGGTTTAGTATCTTCTGAAGACTTAACTGAAGATGCTTTTTCTGCTAACGGTGATGTTAGAACAGGTACTGAAGGTTTATTCGCTGCTATTACTAATAGAGGTAATTTAACTTCTGGTATTACTGGTGTTAACGCTGCTACTGATTTAGCTGAGTTCGATGCAATACTTGCTGAGTTTGATAAGCAAGGCGCTATTGAAGAGTACATGATGTTTGTTAACAGATCAACTAGTTT